TGGCCATACATACAAGAAAGAATGTTTGGGGTTAGAACAGCAGTAGAATTACCAATTGACAATGATGAGTTAATAATATCAGGTCCTAAAAGAGCGGCCAGTGGTGCTCAAGTACCTGTATCTATTACTATTGATACAAACCGTTTTGTTAAAATTTATTTAATTATTGATGCTAACCCAACACAACTAGCGGCAACATTTAAATTAACTAAAAATACTCAGAACACAGAAATAACTACTCGTATTAGGATGGAAACAGATAGTTTTGTTCGTGTTGTTGGAGAAACAGTCAATGGGGATTTATTTACACATAAGACAGGTATTAGAGCCAGTGGCGGTTGTTCAGGTTATATGGACGTACATGACCCAGAATTAACAAAAGACCTAGGTAAGATTTTATTTAAAGAAAAAGAAGGATATAAGACCACTAGAATTAAACACCCTATGTTTACTGGTTTACAAAAAGATTTAGAGTCAGGTGGTTATATACCATTATGGACTGTTAAGACTATTACTTGGGTTGACAAAGACGATTATATCGTTATGCAGGCAGATACTTACATTTCAATTTCACAAGACCCATATGTAAAATTTAAATACAACGGTGATGTTCGTGTAATAGCTGAAGATACAAAAGGAAATATATTTAAAAAATGAGCAACAAATTGATTAGTTTTTTATTAGTATTCTTTTTTTGCACATCGGCATTTGCAAGTAAGACAGCATTGATATATCATTCTAACTATTCAGACGCACATACAAATGTTAAAACACAATTAGAGGCAGATGGTTATACAGTTACCTTATCTACAACAGGCACAGTAGATGAAAACTTAATTAGTAGTTATGATGTAGTTTGGGATATGAAATATAATAATAGTATAGGCAGTAATGGTAAAACTAGATATCAAAACTTTGTAAATGCAGGTGGTGTTTTAATATTAGTTGGTGAAAATAATGCTTCTTACAGTAACAACAACCAAACCATTGAAGCATTTATAGAAAACAAATTAGGTGGTACAGTAGGACTTTCTGGTAATACAGATGGTTGTGCCTATAACTGTACAAACAATAATAATTCAAATACAATCACAACCACAAATACAGATGTAACAGATAGTGATTATGGTAGTAATGTTGCAGTATATCCTTTTGGTACATATTTTACAGGTGATGGTACGTGGGTTGCAAAAAACGGAAGTGGTCAAGTTGTATGGATGCGTTGGTCAGGTAATCAATTACCAACTGGTTATACAGGTGCGGCTTATATAACTTTTGACATAAATCAATTTGAGAGTTCTTTTGATAAAGCAAAAATGGCTGATTTAATTTCAGATACATATGAAAACTTTTTGACAGCAACTACAGTAATTAATATTGCACCAACAAGCACTCAAACAACAACTGTAAATAATGCTAAAGCAGCAACAGGCAATGGCATCAAATTAAATGTTGATGGCGATAGTAATACAATTAATATTGAACAGTCAGGTGAAAACAATTTTCTCTTAGGCACAGATTGGTCTAGTGATGCTACAATTACAGGAAATAATAATACACTTAATGTTGACCAAGGTAACGTATCAACAAGTGGTAATAGTGGCAATAATGGTATTGCATTAGACATAACAGGTAATACAAATACAGTTAATATTGACCAAGGTGATTATTCGTCTGATACAGGTGACCATAGAATATGGTTAGATATTGATGGTTCTACAAATACAACAAATCTAACACAAAGAAATGATGGTACAGCAACGACTGAACATTTTATGAGTTTAGATTTAGACAGTAGTTCGAATATCATAAACTTACAACAATTGAACGATGGAGATAAAATATTGTTTGTAGACATAAATAATAGTAATAACACAGTAGATATAAACCAATCAGGAACAGGTGAACACTTTCTAGATTTAAATTTAGATACTGGTAGTTATGCCCATGACATAGATATATCACAGACAGGTTCAGGTGACCATGCGGCTCGTGTAGATTTAGATGGTTATTCTGTTGACTTTGATTTATTACAGCAGGGTTCTACTGACCAAGATTATAATATAGAGATGACTTGTGGAGTAATAGCAGGTTGCACTCTATCAACAACGCAGGGTAATTAAATTATGAGTAAAAAAGTAAAAGATATACCATACAAGTTTGTTCATGTTTATTGGATTGATATTGTATCAGACAGTTCTTGGAGAAGTATAGAAGAAGTTAAAGAAAGTAAATGTCCTAGAAGTCTTAGTACAGGATTTCTTATAAGCGATGAAGAAGATTTTGTTAGATTAGTAAGTGATTTTAATTTTAATGAAGATGGTACTATTGATGAATGTGGTAATTCTACAATTATACCTAGACCTAACATATATGAAATGAAAGAATTATCGTGAAAAAAATATTCACACATTGGACTACTGCCTTTGTAACTTTATTTGTATTAACATATATTGGTTTACAAGACTTTTCAGGTAAAGAAATATTAAGACTTAAATCATTTGACTATCTCTTAGCAAATGAAGAAGTAACGCCATCACAAGATGTAACAATCATAACAATAGACGAACAAGCAATTGAGAAGTATGGTCAATGGCCTTGGAAAAGAGATGTACTTGCAAAAGTCATATATGATTTAAGACAAGCAGGTGTTGGCATTATTACAATACCCATACTATTTTCAGAAGAAGATAGATTAGGTGGCGATGATGAACTTGCAAAAGCATTTAAAGACAATGGTGTTGTAATTGCACAAGTTGGAACCTCACAGATAGATAAAAATGCTGTACCAAGAGGAGTTGCAAAGATAGGTAACCCAATGCCATATCTTTTTGAGTGGCAAGGTATGTTAGGTCCAATACAAAAATTAGGTGAAAGTGCTGATGGTGTCGGAGTAATTAATACTGCACCAGAGATTGATGGTGTTGTAAGAAGACTACCATTGATAATGAAGATAGAAAGATTTTTAGGATATAGTGGTGGAAGAAGATTAGGACAATCATCACCAATAGTAGAAGAAGAAACATATCCTGCAATGGCAATAGAAGTTATTAGAGTTGCAGTAGGCGACCCTAGTTATCAAATAAAAGCAGATGATTTTGGTGTAACTGCTATGAGAGTACCTGCCTATGCAACAATCAATACAGATGCAAACGCAAGAATATGGTTAAGATGGAATAAACAGTTTAACACAATATCAGCCGCAAGTCAAGACTTTTCTTCGGCTGCAGGAACTACTGTAATTCTTGCTCTGACAGCAGAGGGATTATCAAGTGTAGTAGCAACACCTACTGGTGAGAAGTACGACTATGTAGTAAGTGCTAATTCACTTCAAACAATACTAGATGGCGAGACTATCAAAAGATTTGATAATTTATTTGAATTAATGCTTGCATTTTTTGTAGGTTGTGTTATAATAGTTGTTTGTAGATATACACCATACTGGTCTATCGCATTACTACTTGGTATAGGTACAATAGGCGGTCTTAAATATACATCAATAGCATTTGATAGTCTAGTCTTATTTGATGTCACATGGATATTATTAACAGCATTTATAGTAGCATTTCATTCTACATTCCTAAGATTTATATTAGAGTTTAGACTTAAACAACAAATCAGAAAACAATTTGAGAAATATCTAGACCCTAGACAAGTGGCAATACTTGTAAAAGACCCTAGTAAATTAAAATTAGGTGGCGAAAGAAAAGAGATGAGTTTCTTGTTTATGGACATTGTAGGGTTTACACCTATCTCAGAATATTATAAAAACAAAGATGACCCTGAGGGATTAGTTGAAGTTATCAATGACTATCTAAATCGTATGAGTAATATAGTATTAAAGAATGGTGGTACAATAGATAAGTATATGGGCGACTGTATTATGGCATTTTGGAATGCACCACTTGATTGTGAAGACCATGCAGAGATGGCAGTAAAAACTGCTATCGAGTGTGCAGAAGAAACAGACAAGATAAAAGCAGAGTTTAAAGAAAGAGGTCTACCTGATATCAATATTGGTTCAGGCGTCAATACAGGTATATGCATAGTAGGTAATATGGGTAGTGAAATGAGATTAGATTATTCAGTAATTGGTGACTCAGTAAATTTAGCTGCAAGATTAGAGGCATCTACAAGAAACTATAAAACTGCTACTGGTATAGAACCACTAATATATTCATCTTATACAAAAGAAAAACTAAAGAATATCAAATCAGTAGAAGTAGACAAAATCAAAGTTAAAGGTAAGGAAGAGTTAATTACCATCTATAAACCTATATAAATAGTAGTATGGCAACTGTATTCGATAAAATATTAGACACTACAACTGGACCCAAATCATACGATTGGTACAAGAAAAAGGTATCAGCGATGACAAGACAACCTGGTGCTCGAAGTTTGATTAATCAAGGGAAAGCAACAGTTGCACCTAAATATGGTATAATGAACCTTTTTGGTTATGACCCTAAATTCAAAGAGACGTTACCATACTATGATAGGTTTCCCTTGATATTTCCTATAGATTTTGCTAAAGGTGGTTTCTATGGTATCAATTTTCACTATTTACCACCAGGTGCAAGAGTAAACTTTTTAAGACAGTTATCAAGATTTGCAAGTGATAAGAATTTTGATAGAAAAACAAGATACAATATTGGTGAATTATCAGGAAGATATTATAAAAAAACAATTAAACATTATTTGTACAGTCAAGTGAGAACATCATTTTTAAACATAACAGCTGAGGAGATGGCAATTGCAATCTTTTTACCAGTCGCAAGATTTAAGAAAGGAAGACCTTACTAATGGCTATTTTTAGAGCAGGTAAACGAGTAGGACCTTTTGACATAAGAGTAGGATTTCCTAGAGATAAAAGTCTTGATAATGTTGATAGAGACCCTAGATTAAAACAAAGAGGAAATACAGAAAACACAATTGGTCGTTTTCGTTCTGCTATGGCAAAAGCAGAGGGTTATGCTAGACCAGCAAGATTTGCTATTAGAATAGATTTACCAACAAATTTACGTTCATTAGTTAAACAACGAGAAGTTGCAGTATTTGCCGAAGGTTCGTCAATAGGTAAAAATACACCTGTAGGACTATCTTCAGTAAAAAACCCTAAAGGTGATACTATGTTAGATTTAGCTGCACAAATGGGAACACAAATGAATATTCATTGTGATAGTGTATCTATGCCAGGTAAAGATTTAGTTACACAAAAGAAACAATTTGGTAATGAACCAGAAGTTGATATGGTTACAGGTCATCAATATGCAGGTATGATAAATGCTTCTTTCTATGCTGATAAGTATTTAAGAGAAAGACAGTTTATGGAATTATGGATGAAGATGGCACACAACAACATAACAAACGAAGCAAAATATTATGATGATTATACAGGCAAAATGCAAATTTATCAATTAGGTTCATTTGACGGCGAAGGCGATAGAGACGTACCAACATACGGTATAGAAGCAATAGAAGTTTTTCCACAGACTTTAAGTGCTGTAGAATATAACTATGGTGCATCAAACCAGTTAGTAAAAATAAATGTAGGGTTTGCTTATAAACAATGGTATAATCTTACAACAGACCATGTTGCAGGAGTTAGTTTCGGTTCTGCTTTACAAACTATACATGACGTTAAAGGTGCAGATAAAGGATTATTTGGTAAATTACCTATAGAATTACAAAGAGCAGGAAGAGAAGTATTCAATTCTGCTAAACGACAGACTCCGATAGGAAGACTGTTCAAAGGGAAAATATTCCCACCATTTACATAATATTATATTATAAAGGAGATTAAATAATGGCACTACCTAAACTGAATACCCCAACTTACGAGTTGGAGGTGCCAAGCACAGACGAAAAGATAAAATATCGTCCGTTCTTGGTTAAAGAAGAAAAGATATTATTGATGGCAATGGAAAGTAAAGATAATGCTCAAATTATCAATGCAGTAAAAGACATTGTTTCATCATGTACATTTGAAAAACTAAATGCAGCTACTATGCCTATGTTTGACATGGAATATATCTTTTTAAATATAAGAGCAAAGTCAGTAGGTGAAGTTTCTAAATTAAAGATACTTTGTCCTGATGATAAGAAAACTTATGCTAGTGTTGAATTAGATTTAACAAAAGTAGAAGTACAAGTTGGCGATGACCATACAAACAAAATTGAATTAACAGATGACATGGGAATGATTATGACATATCCTACTATTGATTCATTTTTAGAAAGTGGTATTGAAGCGGTAAATGCTAACAACATGTTAGATGTTATCGGTAGTTGTGTATTACAGATATACGAAGAAAAAGGTGAGAAGGTTTATCAAGCCAAAGACCAAACTAAGAAAGAGTTGACTGAGTTTATTGAATCAATGAATAGTAGTCAATTCAAAAAATTACAGTCGTTTTTCGATACTATGCCTAAATTGACACACACAATTAAGGTAAAGAATCCTAAAACAAAGAAGACTAGTGATGTTAAGTTGACTGGACTAAACGATTTTTTCGCATAGCCCTTTCACACAATAACCTAGAGAATTATTTTGAAATTAATTTTTCTCTTATGCAACATCATAAATATTCTTTGACTGAGATAGAAAATTTGATGCCGTGGGAAAGGGACGTATACGTTGATATGCTAATAACTTATATTAAAGAAGAAAACGAAAAACAAAAACAAAGGGAAGCAAGTAGAAATGGCTGAGGAAATAAAAGACGTAAAGGTTGCAGAACCTAAACAGAAAATTAGTGTAGACCTAGAGGTAGATACTTCTATTAAAGATTTAGGTGTAAACCCATATGCAAAACTAATTCATATGGCAAGAGCGGTTGACGCTTGGCGAATATTTCCAAGAGTATTCTTAACAGTCTATATCGTTCTGTTATATAAAGTAACAATATGGTTTATGGATATACCAACACCGTCTCTCGAACAGTCTGGTTTAGTATCAATTGTAGTTGGTGCTGGGGCTGCATGGTTTGGGTTATATACAGGAACAAGTAAAGGAAAGAAGTAAATGAAAAATGCTCTAACAACAGGAACTATAAACACAGATATTATGGTGTTGCCTGACTATAGCGGTTCGTCTTCAATGGCAACTATAGAACCTGAAAGAATGAGTCCTATGGATTCATTAAAGGCAATCTTTGAAGATATGAGAGATAGTCTTAATATGTTAGTAGAGTTAGCAAAACCAAGTGGTGCTGATATGAGAGACCAAGGCATTTCAGACGCAGACATACCTGCTATAGATGAGACAGATAGTCAAGGTAATGATGGATTTGCTTTGCCTGAATTTGAGAGACCTGAGATAGGACCTAAAGTAGGTTTAGCACTTATGTTAGTAGGTCTTTCAGCATTATTTAGATATGGTGATGAGATAGCGGCTGCGTTAGAACCTGTTTTAAAGTTTGGTAAAGAATTTTATGACAGTCTAAGTCCAAACGGTAGAATAGGTGTCGGTATGGCTGGTTTAGCAGCTATAATGTTTCCTAAAACATTAACGAAAATTGTAACAACAACTTTAGGTCTTGCCTTTGATGGATTAAAACTTGGATTTAAAGGTATGGTAACTGCTGTTAATAAGATGCCTGGTCTAATAAAAACTGCCTACACAGGTGGTAAAAATTTAGTTATGGGGGCGTTTGATAAATTAAAAACTGGTTTTCAAGCAATGAGAACATTTATGATGACAAAAATGATACCTGCACTTGCATCAGCATACGGTGGAGCAAAAGGGTTTCTTATGAAAGCAATAACTAGTCTAGGTACAGCATTTACTGCTATGAGAACATTTATGATGGCCACAATGATACCAGCAATAACAGGATTTATGGCGCCGTTCATAGTTCCTCTTGCCTTACTAACAGCCGCAGTAGTAGCCGCAGTTGCAATATTTACATCAATCAAAGCAGGTATAGATGAGTTCAAGAAGTCACTAGACGAAGGTGATAGTATGTTGGTTGCAATCATTGAAGGTGTATCGACCGCATTATTAACTCTAGTAACATTACCGATTACACTAATTAAAAACTTTGTTGCTTGGGTAGCAAAGAAACTAGGATTTGAAGGTATTGCAGAAAAATTAAAAGAGTTTAGTATAGTAGATTTCATCAAAGATAGTGTTAAGAATTTAGTAATGAAAGCAGTAGACTTTGTACAAGGTTTATTTGACATAGACTTTAAAGAAGTTTTAGGTAAGTTTGTTGACATAGGTAAATCAATAGGTAGAGTTTTAAAGGCTATCGCATTAGGTTCAATTGCCGCTGTTAAGGCTGCGTTTCCTGGTGGCGAGTCACCTATGGAAGCATTTAAACGAGTGTATGATGAAGTAGCAAATAAAAATAACGATAGACCACAACTACCTGATGAAGCGGATCCTGAAGCCAATGCAGAAGTCAGACTCATCGAACAAGGAAGAAGAGAAGAAATAAAAGATAACGAAGCAAAAATAGAACAGTTACAGAAAATGGATGAAAGTGCATTATTAACTGATGGTAGTACAGCAGACGATAAAATCGTTGCATTAGAGTCAAGAAATGCAGATTTATTATCGTTATTGTATGAAGAAGCAATGATACAATCTGACATTGCTAGAAAGGCATTTGAATTACAAGAAAAACAAGGTGGTGGAACTGTTGTTACAACAATTAATAATACAGATGCTTCAAATACAAGTAATACATCTAATAATGTAACAAGTTCAATAGGCCTTGCTGTCGCAGGAACAGATGAAACAGCAAAATCATTAGCACAATTGGGATACGGACCCCTTTAAAACACATATATGGCATACAGCGATAAAGTATTAGACCACTACGAAAACCCTCGTAATGTTGGTTCAATGGACAAAAACGATAAAGACGTAGGCACTGGTATGGTTGGTGCACCTGCCTGTGGTGATGTTATGAAACTACAAATTAAAGTTAAAGACAACATAGTTCAAGATGCTTGTTTTAAAACTTATGGTTGTGGTAGTGCTATTGCAAGTTCAAGTTTAGTAACTGAAATGGTAAAAGGTAGAACCATAGAAGAAGTAAAAGAAATTAAGAATATGGATATTGTTGAAGAATTAGCATTACCGCCTGTTAAAATTCATTGTTCAGTTTTGGCTGAAGATGCAATTAAGGCAGCAATTGCTGATTATCTAAAAAAAAAATAATTATAAAAGGAGAATGTTATGGAAAAAGTAAAATGTAATTGTAAACCACCGTATACATGTTGTGATGAGAAAACTTGTGAATGTTGCAAGGATACGTGCTGTTGCAAGTAAAACCGTGGAATTGCCGTCTCATAGCCGCCCGCTAGGCGGCTTTCCAAGCTGTTCGTGTATGATTGTACCCCCTAATTTTAGACGATTTTAACCTTTTTGTTGTAAATGTTTTTCAGTCCAGATATCAAAGATAATATTTCTAGCATCGCACCATTTACGAGCAGAAGCAAATTTATCTCGATTCATTTGATAAGTTTTCATTTCATATAGTACAGTAGATTTCTTTTTACCTTTGCCACCGACAGGCGGTCTCATATCTTTTGATGGTTTAACTTCTATAAGATGAGTTCTTTCATTACCATTCTTATCTTTTATCTTGATGAGAAAATCAGGAAAGTATCTTCGTACTTTTCTAGTAGCAGTATCATAATATGGTATGACAACTTCTTCACTTGCCCATTGTAATATGTTTGGGTTATTATCAAAGTATTTCATACATCTTCTTTCCCACATAGAACGATAGATGATATTATTACAATCACCTGCATATTTTTGAGGGTTATCTGGTGTAAATTTACCCTTGTATTTCTGTCTTCTTTCTGACATATCCATATAAATAGTTATATTACAATTAAAAGAACTATTTATCAAAGGACACAATGGGAAATCTATTTAACGCATTAAACGGTTTAAAGACCAATATCTTTGGTGGCGGTAATACAGGTAAGACTACACCTATATTACGAAAAAGTGCTATCGGTATTAACGAAGAAAGTCCTACGTCTAAATTAGACCATGACCCATTTGCTTATTCGTCTATACAATATCCTAGAGACTTGACGAGTACTGGTGGTATTGGTCACTATATGTTATTCTATGTCAATGTTCAAGATAATACAAAATATGTTTATAATAATGCTGAAGGTGTAAAAGTTGGTGGTACAAAATTTGTTAAAAAATTAAAGACCCCAGCAGTATATGAAGATGTACCACTTGTTGGAAGAGTAAAAAAAGCAGAAGCAGTATTTCACACAGTTGCTGAGAAAGGTGCTTCAATTATCTCTGGAACATCAAGTTATTTTGATAATACATTAGGTTCAAAAGTAAACTCAGATGTTAAAGAATTAGCACCTCAGAGACCAAGAGGTAGTGGGTTATCTAGTTATCATAAGACAACAACAAGAATTACAGACTCGGTCGCAATATATTTACCACCTAACGTAACAGACAGTACATCAGCATCATATACTGGTGCGGCTACAGGTGTAGTAGGGGCAGCGGCTGCAGGAGCATTTGACGTTGTTAAGAATATGGGTAAACAAGATTACGAAGCGGCTGCAAAAGGAATAGTTAATGCAGCTAAAAATATAGTCGGTGAAGCGGCTGCAAGAGCAACAGCAGAAATAACAGAAGCAGTAACTGGTACAGAGGGTACAAGAGGCCTTATCAATAAAGCATTTGGTCAGGCAGATAATCCTTATATGGAAGTATTGTTTGATGCCATGAATTTAAGAACATTTACATACAACTTTACATTTGCACCGAAGAATAGAGAAGAAACAGAAGACGTACAAAAGATTATACAACTGTTTAGATTTCATATGGCACCTGAGTTAAAGGGTAAAAACAATAGATTTTTAACACTACCATCAGAGTTTGATATACATTACATGTATCAAGACCAATCAGGTCAGGCAAGTGAGAATGATTATTATAATAAAATTGCGACATGTGTATGTACTAATGTTGAGGTAAACTATACACCTGATGGTGTTAAGTCATTTGAAGGTGGTGCACCAACAAAAATTACAATGTCAGTATCATTCCAAGAAACAGAACTATTAACAAAAGAGAGAATAACAGAAGGATTCTAATATGGCAGATGTAAATATAAACAAAGGTGTAAATAGTGTGGATAATCCACATGACCCATACGAAAACCATATGGAAGATGGTGAAATAGTATTTGAAGAAGGCGCATTTAACGGGTTTGAAGGGCAGTCAATTACAATAACAGAGAACGCAGGAGCAGCTCAAGGTGACTTACAGGCAGGTATAGAGTTTATATACCATATGAGAGAACACATTTTAGATGTAGGAGTCGCAACGATATATTTGTTTACTTGTTACGCTCTGTATCTATGGTTAAAAAAGGTAATTAAGTAATGTATTTTAATAAATTTCCATTGATGGTTTACGATATCAAAGGTAACAACAACTTTAAACTACTACCAGACATACTGAAAAGAGTAAAGATGCGTTCTGGTCTTTCTGCTAGTCGATTTGTATTTGACAAGTACAACGTAAAAGAAGGTGAGAATCCAGAAGATGTCGCATTTAAATATTATGGTGACGCACAATTTCATTGGGTTGTATTAATGGTAAATGATATTACTGATAGATATTATGAATGGCCAATGACAGAACCAGACTTTGCAGATTTTCTTACAGACAAATACGGGGCAGGTAGTGAAGATGCAATTCATCATTATGAACTGGCGCAGACGAGTGGTGCAACATCATCGCCTGACAACTCACATATGTTAGAGGTCAATTCTGATACAGACAATGCGACACCAATTACAAATAGACAATTTGAAGAAAGAAAACAAGACGATTTAAGACAAATAAGACTGTTAGATGAAAGATACCTTGACGCATTTACAGAAGAATTTTTTGCATTGATAAAGAAGAACAGATTTTAGGATATAAATTATGGGCAGTAAACATAACGATAGTTACGATTTTGCAGGCGATTATAATTTAAACGGCATCATACTACAAGCACACGATGGCACAGGTGGTATATTTGGTGAAGGTGGCGTTGATATAATGGAACAAGTGCAAGAGTTAAATGTCTATGAGGGTATTACGCAAACAGCAGTATACGGTACGCTAGTAATGGTTGACTCAACAAATATAATTGGTAATCTACCAATACAAGGTACAGAAAGACTATTCTTTAAACTCTCTACACCAGGCACATCAAACGTAGAACATATTATTGATGCAAGTGAACAAACAGGTCACCCTTTTTATGTGTATAAAGTATCAAATAAACAACAAGCAAAACAAGGAACACTAGTATATACAATACATTTTGCAAGTCGTGAGTTCATGCGTAACATAAGAACAAAAGTAAGTCAAGCATATTCTGGTAAATTGTCAGACATGGTTGCACAAATTTGTGGAGACAAAGAAGGTCTTGATACTCGTAAACAATTATACATTGAAGAGACAAGAAATCAAGATAAGTTTGTTATGCCTAATGTATCGCCTTTTAAAGCAATAGAAATGATATCAAAGAAAGCACTACCAAAGTATGGTCAAGGCGTAGGTTATTATTTCTATGAAACAACAAAAGGTTTCTATTTTCAATCATGGGAGAATATGTGCGCTACAAGTTATACAGAAAAAGCACCAGTTGAAACATATTACTATCAACCAAGAAATATTACAGTTGACGCAATAGAAGAAGATGCAAACCAAACTAAAATACAACAAGACCTTAAATCAATAGAATCATACAGATTTATTAATAACTTTCATGATGTAGCCGCTGCTCAAGCATTAGGCACATATGGTTCTAAAGTGATTAGTTATAATATATACGATAAAACATATATAGAATCAGAGTATAATTATCATGACCACTTTGGTAAAAGAATACACGTTGACTATGCAGATGGTGATGGTTTTGGTGCTCAAAACCCACAAATAAGTAGTAATCCAGTAGATTTTGACAGCAACAGAGATGGGTCAGGTAAAGGTGTAAGTGATTATCCAAATAGTATGGTCTCACTATCACCTACAACACAATATCTACATGATGAACCAACAGGTAGTTATGGTGTAGAAGCACAACTTGACGGGATATTTGATGGTATACGAAATGGTGCACGTCAAGAGATAAACGCAGGTACAACACTTGAAATGACTGTACCTGGACAATCATTCATACAACCTGGTGAAGTAATACATTTTGAGTTACGACCAGTAGACCAAGAAGGTCTTACACCTGATGGTAAAAAGTATGACCCACAATATAGTGGTCGATATATGATTACAAAAATAAGACACAGAGTTACAAAACAAGACTATAAGATGGTCTTTGAGTGTAAGAAAGACAGTTTACGAGAAAGACTACCAGGTAAAGGTGGTTACAAAATGCCAGTTGGTGCTACTGTAGGAGAGTTCTCAACATTGATACATGATAAGATGCCAGTACCTAAAATATTGAATGATTTTAACAAACACGTCAACAAATACGGGGCTGTCATTTCTAGTCACCTAGGAAGTATCAAAGGCAAAGCGAATAGTATTATACGAACTGGCGAGTCGTATAGAAATAAAGCAAATGAAATTAAGGCAAAAGTAAATAGAGTACGCAAATTTAAGAACAGATTTTTTTAACGGAGGCGAATATGGAGTATATAATATTAGTAGCACTATTATGGGCATGGTGTTTTTATTGTCTATTGGTGACTAAATGCCTAGGGAAATAGTAAATCTAACAGACTCAGCAAGAGAATATCTAGCAACAGTAGGCAATCCAAATGTCTACTTATCAATCAATGCTGGGGGTTGTAGTGGGTTTTCATATGTATGGGAGACTACAGACAAAGAACCACATGTAGGCAATCTACACATTGACCCTGTCGCAGAGATGTATATAATTGGTTGTACTGTAGATTATGTAAAAGAACTTGGTGGTTCATACCTCAAGATAGTGAATCCAAATGCAACTGCTTCATGTGGTTGTGGTGAGAGTTTTGCAGTTTAGGAGTAACACATGGAAAGAGAAAAGAAATCGAATAGTTCAGGACAAGAGAAGTCCATTGATAATGACAGGACCAACGAAGTGGGTGCCGTCTCAGAGATTCAATCCGATACTCAACAAGATGGAAGCGAGTTCGGAACTAGTCAAAGACGAACGAAAGAAACAATCATAGAAGAGATAGAGTTCCTTATCAAAGAACATATACAACCTGCTGTCGCAATGCATGGTGGTGTTGTTACATTACATTCTTACGAAGAGGGTATTGTAACTATGTTTATGTCTGGTTCATGTTCGGGTTGTGCATCATCTACACTTACATTAAAGAATGGTATCGAAGGTATGTTAAAGCATTATATACCCGAAGTCATACGAGTAGAAGGCGTAGATGACGAAAACTCAGAAGTCGCCCCATATTACACATAATTCCTTCGCAGTCCCTCAGTCTTTAGAAGATTTTTCCCAGCCGTAAACGAAGTATAAATAGCAGTATGAGCAACATCATAATACTCGAAGAATATCGAAAACGTAAAAGTAAGTTAGAAGGTGGCTTCGCACCAATTACAGTAGAAGAACAAAGAGAGCAGATAGAAGAGCAAAAAGAAGAAATAGAAAAACAAAGACGTATAATAGAAAGGATGCTATTTGACCAATGATGAGTATAAGAGAATATATAAACCATCGCATCATATTGAAAAAGTATGGTACAATATCCCTAAAAAAGTATATCACAATGAAGCTGAAAGAGATAGACACATACAATGCTACAATGTATACAGAAGTAACAATCTACCTGCTTATATTAATCTATTTCATATGGATTCACTAGGTCGCATATATGAAGATATCAAAGATATTTCGTGTGATTAATAACAAATATACACAAAGAGATTGGGATAGAACAGTAGGGTATGGTGAAGTACCAAGAGAATACCAAGTGAAATTGACAAAAAAGCGTAGGTTCGAAAAGCGCAGTAGGCAAGGGGATTCGAATGATTAGAAAGAGAGAAGAGTATAGGGAAGACCTTGATAGAGAGGTCCACTTAAATGCTCGTTTATAACAGCTGGCCGTTGGTATAAAGTCGGCAGGGTATCGGCAGAGGAAAAAAGCAAATGCAGAAAAATTTTATGGGAAAGGCAGGGTTCACATGGTTCGTGGGCGTTGTCGAAGATAGACAAGACCCGAAGTATCTTGGCAGGTGTCGAGTTCGCTGTTTAGGGTTACACACAGACGACCTGAACAAACTACCGACCGCCGACCTGCCATGGGCCCACCCTATGAACCCAATCACCTCTGCTACTATATCAGGCATAGGGCAAACTCCATTAGGACCTGTCGAAGGCACATGGGTGGTCGGCTTCTTCTCTGATGGCGAAGAGGCACAACAGCCTATTCTTATGGGGACTTTGCCAGGCGTTCCGAGTTATGTGGGCTCTGCAAATATCGTTGGCCCTTCTCTACCTGCAAAGGGATTCTCTGACCCGAATGGCGCCTATCCTAAATATATTTTCGAGACAGACGTAAACAGATTAGCAGTGAATGACGAGAACAATCCTCATCTATCGTATCTAGAGAGATTAGCAGACACAGATAATGCAGTTGGCGTGGCGAACGTTGACCCTACTGTCATAGTAGATGATGTTTTAGCGCCAGACGATGGCGGCTTCTGGGACGAACCTTTTACTTCATATGCAGCTCAATATCCTTATAATCATGTATACGAGACAGAGGGTGGACATATCAAAGAGTTTGACGACACGCCGGGCGCCGAACGTATACACGAAAGACATGCAAGTGGGTCTGCTTATGAGATAGGCCCAGACGGCACGAAGATAACACGAGTCAAGAAAGACAACTATACGATTGTTTCGGCCGATGACTACTGCCATATACAAGGGGAGAGTAAGGCGACCTTCGACAAGGGCCTTCGAGTCAAAGTCAACAACTCTGCTGAATTCGGCAACAACTATAATATAGAGGTGGGCTCAGGCGCCAACGTCACAGTCGAAGTACAGAATGGCGACATTAACCTTATCAGCCAGCTGGGCGATGTAAACATCAAGGCAGGTAAGAACATGAACATAGACGTAGCGAACAATCTAAACATTAAGGTAGGCGGTAGTATACTAGAGACAAGTAAGATTAAGATAGAGTCTGCTACACTACTACACATGATGAACTCAGCTCATCAAGACATCAATGGTAACATCATTGACTTGAATTAACAGAAGAGAAGTGCATGTGTCGTTTCTCGGCTAAGACCCGTTTGCGTACATAAGGGATCTGTTTAGATATAGGTAACTACCTCAGAGAACGGCTTGACAAACGCCCTCTCTTAGTATATAATAACTTTTAAAGGAGAATGTAGCATGATAGTTACACTTACATTGGGGGAACAAAATGAAGAACCCTCTAGTATATACTATCAGCAAATGGATGTTTAGATTATACATAGTCTGGTCAGTCTTAGTTGATATAACACTTATCGGTAGTCTCATATACTACTTCTTTTTCTACTAAATAATATTGAGTACTTCGTAAACTAGCAGTATTCGTTTAGGAATTACTTCAATTTTTTTTTTGGATATATTGAAAGGAGAAGTATATGGCAAGTGGTACACACGCCAGAGTTGCAGCTAAAGTAACAGCTCAACATAGACATCTTGACGCACAAATCGAGAATCTAGAACGTAAGATGAATGAGACAGCAGATACAATCATCGACCTAAAGAATCAAAAGAAAAAGATAAAGGAAAGATTACAGGCAATGTCTCTACGAGAAGAGAGGCAGAATAAGAAAGAAGAGCAGTCGAGACCTTCTTATGGTCAACAGCTCGATTTATTTAACAACTATCATAGGTAGGTATATATTATGTTACATAAGATAAGTGATTTTGTAAAACGTATTTCTGTCATGAATGACGAAGCACAATTGTTATATACAATGAAATACGAATCCCCTAAAGCAACACAAGCAGAGATAGATAATCAAATACAAAATATACAGGCACTTGCGTTGAGTATTGCAAAAGACAAGTCGAAGTACCATCGAGTCGAGGACAGTTATTACTTAGATAGGGCTAAGTATAACGTAGATTAAGGTTTACCATGTGGGTCGGAACGGGGGTTCGGAGAGGGACCCCTACCCATGGAAAAATCTTTAAAAAAATCCTTGTCAACCAAGGAGTTTATAAATAGGTATATGAAAACATTTAAACAAGTAGAAC